CAGACTGAAGTGAGCTATCCTTCACAAGCTTCCCATTCGGCCCTATCGCATATCCGTTCTTCGCCATAGTCGTTTGTAGCGTCAGAGTCTTAATCTGGTTATCTAGTTGCGTCTGCTTACCTTGCTGATAGAGCATGATGGCTTGAGGAATAGACTGCACCTCTGCCGCCTGCTCTGCATCCTGCTGTTGCTTATATCTCAATACTGAATCTAGTACGCCCATGATTGCTCCTTAATTAAGACCATACCCGCCGAAATAGTTCATTGCGCCATTAGTTGTTGGGCTGTAAATCGGGTTATAGATGGATTCCCCGCCACCTGAAGTCTGGAAGGGGCTGGACATCTGACGGTTGCCAAGGCTGTATGCCGCCGCACCAAGACCGGGGCCAGTGGAGCCTCCAGAGAAGCCTGAGCCAATGGATGAGCCAAGTCCAGCGCCCACCATCGTTCCAACCCCCGGAGCCACCATTGTCCCAATAGCTCCTCCTGCAATCCCGCCGAGCGTTGACCATATGCCGGAATTATTCTTAGGCTGATTCATAAGAGCCGCCGCAACCTGATTCTCATAGTTCTGGAGGGCGAATTGATTCATTTGTTCTTGATTGCCAAGTCCTGCTTGACCCACAGCTCCAGCGGTGTTGAGGCCAAGACCGTAGAGCGACATGCGGTTAGTGAGAGCGCGGTTAATATCTTGCAACCCTGCCTCGGCTCCTGCGGCGGTCAACTGACTCATGTAATCAGCCTCATAGTTACCCAGAGCTGATGCCGTCGTAGATCCTGTGAGCTGATTATTCGCCTCAAGCTGATTTACGATATTCTGGGAACCTTGTCGATAACTTGGAGCCAACTGTGACTGCAACTTCTGAAGAGTTAGCTGAGTAATCTGTGGGTTCGTACTGATTGCTTCCATGAGTCCATCGGGAAGTCCAGTGAGTCCCAGTAACTTTGGAACCTCTCCCTTCAGCGTCTCTTGACTCCACGATACATTCGGGTCAGTCTGAAACTCTGGCGTACTAGGCAGTCCGGGTGATTTCTTCTTTGACATAATTCTTCCTTATCTTGATACGCTTAAGATCCGTATCTGAATTTCTTCTGTAATAGATCATTTCTTCAATTCCGTGTTGAGCGACGTAAGACTTAAACATGCGGAGGAGCGAGAGCTTGTCATCTTCCTCGCTTACAGCAAATACCGTATATGCCAGATTCCCATATTCTTTATCAGGCAATGTGGTAATCCACTTCTCATCCCATTCAGGAATGCGGAAGACCAGCGCAAACGCCGTCCCTTTCCTATTAGTGTAGAGATACCCACGGGCATGAGCGAATAGTAGGATTCGTGGCCAATCGGTAGTGGGAGTATCTGGGCAGACCTTCGTATCGCGGATGAGGCGCATGCAGTTGGTAAGAAGCTTCAGCGTATTATCAGGCTTCATTTCGCCACCCATCCACTCGCATCGGTTCCACTTTCCTTGACGTAGAAGGAGGTATTCGCTCCCCCATCAAGACGCCTGTAAGTAGTCCCTACCTTCGCGGCCACCACATTCAGAGGAGTCCCGTACCCACTGAGATCACAGGGTAATTCCCCGTTGGAGCAGACCGATGAATAGAGGAATCGGAGCATACGGTTAAGTTCTGCCACCCCCTCATGCGTCGCCAGCTTCTTCTCATCAAGATCCGAGTATCCCTCAGCCATTCAGGTCAACTTTCAGCTTCGCAATAGCCCCATCAATCTCATCACGGCGGGCGATGATTCCCGCCCTCTTATCATTCAACTCCTGCAATTCCTTGATGAGTGGGACACGTAACCCATCCAACTGCTCAATCCTCGCCCTGATTGCATCTTTGGATTCCTTAGAAATCGCCATTACTGATCTCCATACGCAACAAACATTACCGTTGAAGTGTCCTGAGAACTTCCACCGCTATCTTGACAAAGGAAAGTCGCCGCTGTGGTGAGCATGGTAGAGGGATGACAGGAGTTTGCATTTCCTGATAGCGCCCCGGCGATAGCCACGAAACAATAAGATGTACTGGACATAGCAGTCGTAAAGTTCACGGTATAATTCCCCGCGCTATTCCTTGTAACACTCGTCACGTTATAGCCTGCGGTCGGTGCATTCGTTCCAGCCGTATTCCCATTGAAGAAACACCACGCTTTAGCGGCGCTTGGGTGAAACTGCTGGCGGCCCGGCGTTACCATGAGAGTTGTAGATGTTGCAGTCTCCTGATCGCTCTGCGCCGCCGCTACTGGAGCCGCAAGGGTTACAATGTCAGAGACAAGAGCTTTCTTTGTGGTGTTGGAGTCACTAACGTCGGTCGCCACAACCACATAGTCGCCAGACGCCGCAGTGACTGTTGTAAATCCATTCCCGAAGGTCGTGGTTACAGCACTTGCCGCAAGGCGCGGACCATTATTTCCAGAGCCAGAATGCGAGTGTCCTGTGGATGAATTCAGTGCCGCCATGACCCAGTTAATAATGAGATCAAATTGTCCTTCGAGGTCAGAGTCGGTTAAGACTTCTGAACCCCAGTTCTTCGTGCGTACAAGATCACTTGGATATGCCACAAATTCTCCTTAAGCTTCATCCACCGCAATACCAAGAATCTTAATCTTCTTGATCTTGGGGCGTGTTGATGAGCCACTGTTTGTAATCTGAAAATTGAATCGACGCCCAACGGCATCGTTGCTGAATGGGACTGTTACTGATCGGTCAGGCGGTGTCGTGACTACGAGAGAGGTATTCACCGTGAAGGAGGTGTTAAGGGTGTCACCGTTAGCCGTGAGGGTGATAGTCTTAGAGCCACTATGCAGACCCCTATCCGCACTCCACTGGAATCCAAGCGCACCCGTAGTCCCGTAATAAGTCACGGTCATCTTGAGTAACTTAATCTTCACATCATCAATGGGGAATTGACCGCCAGCCGCAGAGGCGAAGTCGCGCGAACTGAAATCCTTAGTTGTGTATACCGCCGCTGTTGCCTGTCCCTCATCACTATCATCATTCGTCTCTAATTCATAAATCTTGTCCTGCTTGGATGAGGCCACATACAATTCATTGTTGGAATACTTGAGGAGCGCGGGATACCCGAAGAAGTCGGAGAGCGCTGATGCTGTCGGTCTGTTCATCCAACGACCGAATTTGGCATCATAGATTCTCATGCGATTCGGATAGCTGACCCCGCTATTCAACTCGTTATACATGAGGTAATACTTGCGATTGCGATAGATCCCGTAGATTCGCTTAGAGAAGTCGATGAGTTCTACGCTCACATCCTTATTGAACTGGGTGAGTTCCGTAAAATTCACACCGTCATATAGAAATACGCCGAGCGTGGGATACTCACTCACGAAATAGATACCCTCATCGCCTAAAGCAATAGAGTAGGGAGCAGAGCATCCTCGCCCCGGTGAGCTAACTGCTCGATAGGCGGTATTCGGGAAGCCTGAGAGTGCATACGCATTCCTCTTCGTGAAGACCAGCACCTCATTACCTGATGGGAAGTTCGGGACACAGCCTTGTGTAGCCTCAGGTAAGTCGATTGACCACGCATCATTGGCGAGATCCCACGCATCTGCCGCCGTCCAGTTACCCTTTCCTGTGCGAGAACCGTATACTCTGTAGGGGTAGGTCGCAGAGCCATCCGACACCATGCGATTCTTGTGGACATAGAGTCGAGCTGAAGCCGTGGGTATCAGGTCGGATGGAACCGCAATCGCATTACCAACCGTCTTATACTTAATGTTATCTGATACATTCGTTACCCAGAGCTTGCCATCCTCATCGCTGAAGCCGTGGGACAAAACCCCGCTCGTGAAGGCCGCCGCATCTTCCTGAGCGATTGTAGAACTTGACTTAATTACGAGATCCCCGGCGATAATCCCGTAGAGAGCAGTTCCACCCGAATCCTTATGCTCAATGAGCAGATCTGGAGCGGCGGTATAAGTCACCCCGCCATCTGCAACCTCGTTGAAGCCTTTAGCGCGTTCCATGCCACCAAGACTTGTAGCCTCCCAGTTCTCAATGACCCTAGCCTCATTCGACTTCATGGCTTGATCTTCCGAAATCGTGTTCTCACCACCCGAGAAGCTGAGGAGTTCTAGCACCACCTCTGGCGAATCATATCCATCCAGTACCCTCGTATTACTCTGCTGATTACCCATTAGTAACCGCCACCTGCGACATCGCGTTCACCAGAATCAACCATGTTTACATCAGGCTTTGCGAAGGAGAGATTGAGACGTAGCAACTCTGCAAACTTCTCCCCATCCCGAACATACGAGTTATACTTAGCCGCATACTTGTCTGAGATCGCGTTCTTCCCAGATTGCTGGAGGAGTTCACTCGCTGTCCAGTACACCGGGGCTAGACGAAATTGATCCTCAATGATTGAGAGGTCTGCGTCATCGCTAAGGTCGGTCGTGGGCTTCCTGACATAATGGAGGGTATACCCTTGCCCGTTAGATGAACCATAGAAATTGAAATAGCGAGTCCCGCTTTCCTGCGTCACATAGACTGAGGGGGTTGATGATGCCGAAGAGTAATACCGCTCATTCTCCGTGATGCTAGTTTGATTACTGCTCCATAAATCCCGGTTATTCACGATGAGAGCGATGGGTTCCAAGAGATCCGCAGGAAACGCTAACTGCGTCCCACTGATCGTCCCTGTTGCTTTCGCCCACATCGCCTTCGTATCCTTGCAGAACTGCAACTCCCCAAGGTTCAGGAAGAGCTTGCGAGTCGCTAGAGGAAACGCATCGCTAGTATCCGTATTACTATCTCCCAATAGAACACTAAGGAGAGTCTGCTGATTCCCAAATGTTATTGCCATAGTTACACCATTACCTCTTTCGGTCTGAGGAGTTCTTCGTAGGCTTTGATCCAGAGATGCGCTTTATTCTGGATATTGTGGTTCTCCATGACGTCCATGAAAGCCCGCTTTGCCATCTTTTGGCGCTGTGGAGCGTTTTCAATGAGAGCATCAAGGGCCATTTCCCATTCTTTGTGGTCATTGACGAGGAACCCCGTGACTCCATTTTGAATTACAGGTTTATAAGGTTCGATGTTTGTCGCTACTGTTGCCATGCCGAGCATGGAGTATTCCATCCACTTGATCGCGCTCTTCGTCCAGTTGAAGTGGTTGTCCGTGAGAGGACAGATTCCAATGTCGAGGTTCAGTAGCGTCATCTTGTAGGGGTACGTTTCATGATGCACCCAGTCCTGCCATTCAATCTTATTCTGATCACAATCCTTGAAGATGGAGCGGAAGCGTTGATCCCCGAAGTACACGAATTTCACGTTGGAGTGTTTGTCCAGCACCCTCTTAATGACAGGAACAATATCATAGAGGTCTTCGTAGTGGCTAAACCCACCCTGCCAGCCAATGCGAACCTCCCGCTTATTGAAGTCGGGAATCTGAGGCCAGAAGGTTGGGTCAATGAGGTTCGGTAACACTGCCACATTCGGAGTAATCTTCTTGAATTCGGCTTGCAGAATTGGAGTCGTGGTAGTCACCAGATCACTCTTCTTGAAGTTTAGCCGAAAGAGATCGCGGAAGGCGATATTGCGTTCCACATTGAATATCTTGGAACCCGTACTCCCCACCATCTCCTCAGACCAGAGCATCTCCTTCGTTCCGTCCGGCCATGTATACTCCACAGGTTCCGTCCCAACGTACTGGTAGAAGGGGTTCAAGGGACTCGTATTAAACGGATCATCATCATAGTCGCTGACGATGTGCTTCCCGAACTTGCGGCAAGCCTTGATGAAGTTTAGCCATTCTTCGTTAGCGGGGCGCTGGAAGAGAATAATGTCAGCATCGAGGGCGATTTGTAATGCGCGATCCCCGCCGATATCCCTCTGATGAACGATTGCAACGTCAGCCAGATTCTGATCTAGGATGTTGTTGAGCGGTGATAGAATGCGGTAGAAGTTGCAGGCTGAATCATCTCGTTCAATACCCATTATCCTCATGCTACTTGTTCCCTTTCCTCAAGTTCAAAAGCGATCTGTTTAATTACACGGTTAATTGAGTAGATGTCATCATGCCCCCAGCTGGGGCGATTTGGGAAGCCGAGGCATGACGGAGCTTCCTTCTCTTCAGTCTCCCCAACCTTGATAGCCCAGCCGAAGTCGATGAGTTTGATAGTCCCATCCTTCACCATGAGGTTATCCAGCTTGATGTCCCGGTGAGTAACGCCAGATTCCTTGAGGATTCGCGCAATCTCAGCCATCTGGAATTTCCAGTCGTCAGGAAGGGAATCCATGAGAGGAACCCCACAATCCTCTAACTCAATCTCCCGGTTATCCGTATCTAGTGAATATGCCTTGGGGAAATGAGGAGAGTCTAGGTCTGTGAGGATTCGATACTCATTCTCAATAAGCTTGTATTCCGTGTAACTAACCTGCTTTTTCTTGATGCGCCCGCCATCCTTATGTACGATGGAGGTTGCGCCTTTCCAGTAGCCATTGAAGGAACCTACCGACTTATCCTTGGGAGTGATCCAGCCGACATTAGAGGATTTGAGCGACTCCAATAACTCCCCAATACTGGCATTCCCGATGTAGCGGCGGTAATTGTCACTAATCATGGCCTTGTGATGAACGATGTGGTAGGCCAGAGCTATGCGATGGTGAATGGGATTGGGAGTGTAGAAGCCGCGCTCAGACCACTCACGGGTCGCTAGGATCGCCTTCTCAAATTCCTCAGGGTAATAGTCATCACCGATATGCCGAACATCAACGTAGATGTAGGAGTCATCAATGGGAACCTTGAAGCGGACGCGCGGGTAGCTATACTCTGGCTTTGCTTCGGGAAATATCTCTTTCCAATGGGAGAAATCGTAGACTAGGAGATCAAGATCGCTATGTTCCCCAAGCGTCACATCATAGGGAAGCCTCTCCCAGTTACGCAGGACAACGTAAGGAAAGCTCACCTCATTCATGTAACTAAAGAACTGCTTGATTGAGTTCAAATGTTCACCTTATAGAGATTCCTATTCGCATAAGCACTCGTCCCAAGATTCTTATGGTTCCCAAAGGTTGCCATCAAATCATCCTCCAACATCTTATTCTTCCCTGCGCCCGATGGACTCACGAACAGCACCTTCGCATTCTTCTTGATCCACGGGAAATAGTTGATGCCATCGTGATAGTGGAGATCGAGGTAGAGGCAGATGTCATAGGAGCCAGTGATGTCTCCAATGGATCTCACTATCCAATCCCCCTTGTACTGCTCATCAGGTTCGATGCCGACTACAGAGAGCGCCCCCACCTGCATGAGACGCGCGAGGAAGTATCCGTTGGCACAGCCAATATCAATGACCGACTTCCCGAAGAAATCTTGGTTGGCGGCTATTAGGTCAAAGCGTTCAGCTAAGTCTGAGCGATATTCGCGCGGTATCTTCATGATTTGCACCTCGACCAATCCTTCTGAATAATCTTCTTGCAACCCTCGACGCCCCATTCTTCGAGAGCTTCAAATAGGGAGATGCGATATTCGGGCGGTAACTCACAGGCCACCACCTCAACACCCTTATCATTCATGGCTTTCTCATCGAGATACTTCGCTGTTGCATCAGGATTCGTGAGGTATTGATCGCAATCAAAACGCTTGCAAATCTCTATAAGGCGGTCAGTCCCACGGGCTTCAGTGGGAAAATCATAGTGAATCTTAGATGTATTGATGCTTAGGAGCTTTGCAAACCCCATGATGATCGGAACATTCACATCAATTAACTTGTTGCCATCCGTATAGAATTTATCCTTGATGGAGCATGTCCCGCCGACCACGGGCTTAGTGATCCAATCCTCGCCCACATTCCATCTATTCTGATAACCATTCTTCTCGAACTGGCAATTAATCATCAGGATGAACTTGTCGGACGCTTGCATCTTGTGGAAGAAAGGGAGCCACGGGACAAGATTGATTTGATGAGCGCCGAGTTTTCCTGACATTAGAATTTCTCCCCGTTTACAAGTGAGTGTCCAACCATTCGGACTACTTCAGCTTCTGGTTTTTCGCAATCAAGAGAGCTAAGGCATTCCATGAGTTTCAGGTAGGTATCCGCATCATCTGTGAGTGCCACGGTATTCCCCTCATCCGTCCAAACTTGGAAGCGGTAGGCGTCCACGGCTTCTCTGTAGTCAGAGCGAGCCGCATCATGGAGTAGGACTAACTTCGTGTAGACCTTGGCAAGACTGAGGCATCTAGCACGATCTCTACCATCCACAAATACCATGTCATAGGCTGACTCTGTGATGGCGCTAACATACCCATCCATGTCGGGGCGATGGAGGAGACGGACATTAGGAAGCCTCATGCGCTCCACAACATCAAAGAATGCGCCCTCATGTTCAACGCTCGTAAGTTCCTCCACACATCCATGCATAGCCATGATTTGAGTTGAAGTCCCAGGCCCCCACTCAAAGACTGAGCGCGGCTGAAAGGCATCAAGAATCGCATAGAGAGTATCGCTGTAGCTATACAGGGACTTTGCTGGCATTAACCCACTTCCTCACGTTTGCTAAATTCATTCTCCATGGGTGGAAGTACCACTGCTTATGATTCCCGTCATACTCTTCCTTCTCCATGTTTCCCCAGCCGGAACCTTCGATTAGTTCGATGCCGTTCTCGGCGCAAATCTTTCGTGTATCATCATTGAACGACATGAAGGGCGGGATGAAGGTTTTCGTGCGGAGGTAGGAGCAGGAGACGAGGATGCTAAACTGCTGTGTCTCATAACTAAGCTTCCCGTGTTCCGCATGAATGAGGCCGTGGGATGCCACCTTGACGAAGCGAGGGATATAAGGGTCGAATAGGCGATCTACATCACAGAAATAGGAGAACTCGCGCCCGCGCATGGGAAGGTCTGGATACACACTCCCAAGCTTCGTGGCCTTCGCAAAGAGATTGATGCCGTAGATTACTTTCGCACCTAGTTCGTCCCGCAGAATCCTAGCCACATCATTCAGCTCTGCCATATCTGTATTCGGACTAACATCGTCCACACGAATAATTACGCCCCCCATGAAATCGGCCTCCCGACAAATGCTGAGTATTCCTGATGAGATTCTGACTTGATGTGATCAGGGTGCTGTCCGCTCCAATGGCCTATGTCTCCCACCGTAACGCCGGGAACCCATGCAACCTTCGCTTCACTCTCAAGGATAATCTGCTTGATCACGTTAAATGCGCCGGAGATTCCGTTCGGGCCGAAGGACTCGAAGGAGATTCCATCAAGCAATCTCGCTCTCATACACCATAGGCCGCCGACAATTTCAGATGGCCTCACTAACTCGCACTCACCCTCTCGCCCATACACAAAGGCCGCATTGGACGGAGCAACATTCGGACTGACAACATCACTGCCCGATTTCTCCAGAGCTTCCACGAGTTTGGTTATCCAATCTTTTGGAACCACACAATCGTTATCCATCTTTGCGAGGTAGGTGTAGCCCCCATGCTTCGTCTGATTAAAGAATTCTATGATGACGTTACGAAGCCCTGTGGGTTCCTTGTGGACTGTGAGGAGGTGAGCGAGGTTTGATGCCCGCAGAATCTCCTCTGTTCCATCCTGACTCCCATCGTCTACGAGATAGAAATGAACATTAGGGTAACTCTGCGACACCACTAACGCATCCATGCACATCTTCGTGTATTCGGGGCGCTTGAAGCAGGGAACTAGGACAGCGATCATGCAGACTCCTTCTCTAAGCAGAACACCATCCAGAGGATTCCACAATACTTGCAGGGCTTAACAACACCTGTGTGATCTGTGGGGAATGAATGACTACACTTACTCATCAAGTTTCCCCTTCGCCTCAAGGACAGCCTCAGACAATTCTTTAAATTCAGCAAGAGTAAGCTCTAAGCGTACATCCCGAATCTTGAAATGAATGTACCGTGGCTCCTCAAGCTCCGCGCCCTCTGCAAATATCTTCCCCTCATTCTCCAGATACAAATTCTTATTCAGGTTGATGGCTAGAGAATCTGGGGATAGTGGAAATTGAGCGACCTGTTTCCTGCAAAGTTCGATATGAGTCCCTTGCTTCGGTTCAGGTCTACCTTGGGATTCCCAACGAGAGAGGGAGTCGCGCATGCCTCTTGCAACTTCTAGGAAATCTTGTAGGGAGAGGATGAGACGGAGATTCCTATAATGCACATGCACCTTCTCGCAGATTTCAACTACGAACCTATTATGGAATATCGCCTTCTCGCTAACCTTACGAGATGCTAATGGCTGAAGTGTCAGTCCCAAGTTTCTCCCCTTTCTCTACGTTATAGACCCCATGACCATAGTAACTCTTCGCAAACGCTAAACACTCATAAGCATCCGTCCCATCACAAACCATCTTCATAAATTTGCGCCAAATCTTTCCGTCCCAGAATTCCCGGTACACTACATTCACCATGAAGAGGTAGAGGTCGTTAGGAATCTGATATTCAAACTGGAATGAGCCGTCCTGCGACCATCCATAAGTCTCTGTATACTTCCCGCGATTCCCATACCGCTCCATATTCTGCCAAGCTATATAATTCTGGACACGGGCAACCTCACACATTTCTGGGAACCGCTCGACCTGCTTTTCGAGAAACTTCTTACCCACCGCACGAATAAAGTCCAGAGGATCGCGCTCAATACCGGGCCGTGACGCCACCACTTCCCTTACGGCCTCCGCTCTCATCTCACTATTCAGTGGGCTACTTTCCAATCAACTCTCCAAGGTTGGTACTACTGCTGGTTTTTTTACAGGAACCAGCGAAACCTGTGGGGAGAACCTAATTACTAGGCAATCGCGCCAGTAGAACGGAGCCAACGAAGCTGTCCATGCGCCTTCTCATTTCCATACTGCAAGCACATTTCACCTTCGACCCAGCCCTTAATACTTGAAGCCGTCGCCGCACCCTTGTACTGCTGAATATCACGAAGGATTGCAATCTTCGCCATATCAGGGGAGACGATAGCAACGCGGGAAGCCATCATGTTACGGTCAGGAATAACGTCAACCGTTCCAAAGCTACCCTCATACTTATTCACGTTCTGGATGGCTGTACGAGTAGAAGCCTCAATGTTCCAGCTGAACCCAGTTTTGGCCGTGAATTTCTGAGAGATGACACGCTTGGAGAAACCACCGGTGAAGAGGGCGCGAGGATTTCCACCCTGATCCCAGATTTTCTGTAGGACGATATTGACGTTAGCTTCAGTGATCTGGATGCGGCCGGAGGACGCTGTACCAGTACCTTTAGCGGTGTTCGTTACGACGACGCTGAACAGACCAGCGGAACGACGAGCAACGCCCGTAGCGCCAGCCGTAGCGACAGTTGACCAGAGGAATACTGAATCATAATCCCTCAGCAAACTCTTCATCGCCTTCATAACCTGATTGGCAACTTCATCACGGACGCCAGCTTTATCAACGGCGGCCTGCGTGAAAGTTACGTCAAAGTTACGGAGCCGGATCATCGTGTAGTTCGTCTTACGCACACGCATCGAGGGAGCGGTGTAACTAAGATCAGCGCCTTCCTTGATACCAGTGCGGGACGTAGTCGCAAGACCATCCGTCATCCATTCATGCGTACGAGCGGAAGCTTTAACTTTTCCGCACATCGCAAAGAACGGGACTTCATCGGGATACAGCGCCGCCACTTCATCAGCAAGCGACTCCCTGTTACCCTTCTGTAAATATGTATTGACTGTCGGTTGTGTTGCCATTTAATTCATACTCCTAGCGTTGTCCCAAACCTTCGATAACGTCATCAGAGACGAGAGACTTCGTGTTAATGCGAGTTCTCAGGAACCGGGCTTTGTCAGCATCAGTCCCGTAGATAGCCTTACGCTTGAGCGTGGCATCAGAGTCGGCCTGTTGCGTCCCCTTCTTCGTACTCGTATCAACGCTAATCTTCTTCTTCAAGGTATTCACCTGTCTCTCTAACTCACTCTTGGTGGATTTGCCTTCAGATAATTTACTTAAGGCTTGATAGTGATCGACGGCGAAACGCCAAGCGCGTTCCTGACCTTTCGGTGATGCGTGGAGTTCAGGAGCTGAGTCGTAGATGGCCTTCGCATGCTTAAAAATCTCACCCTTCACCTTGTCGAATCCTTCGAGGGATGAGGCTGTTTCCTCTACCGCCCTATTGAAGTTCTCGACTTGCGAAGCTTGAAATCTCTGCGGAGCCGTCCTAATCGTATTATCAATCTTCTCCTCAAGATCCATGAGTTGGGCGACCTTGGACTCATCCGAGCTATTCTTAACCTGTTCGAGTCTCACCTGCCGCTTAAGGGTCTTAAGTTCACCCTCACTCATCTTCTCAAGAGCCACCTCATCAGAGTCTTTCGCAGGGGCAGGCTTCTCAGAGCGGAATTTCTCCAACTCTGCCTGCATACGCTTCATCTGGGATGTCATCTCGTCGAAGCGTTTCTGAACCTTAGACTTAGGGATGGCCTCCTCAGAGTCCTCAGATGCTTCCTCATCCGTCTCTTCCTCAGCCACAGCCTCCTCAATCTCGTCTACAGGAACTTCCGCTTCCTCACTATCCTCTTCAACTTCTTTGGGTTCGTCGGATACTTCCTTAATATGAGCATCCACTTCCCCGGCAAGGGTTGAAGGCAAATCCATAGAGTCAGCCAGCTTCGAGGCAAACTCCCTCTCATCAGTTTCCTGAACTGCTCTCTCTTGACTTCTCTGTTCGGGTGTTAATTTAACTTCATTGACGGGCATATTTACTTCCTTCCATGAGATTCAGGCTCTCAAGCGGCCTATCAACCTATTCAGGGGTTATATGGAGGCCCAGACTCCCAGCAGATTTAAGAGTTGCGGCTCTTCGGTTGAAAATCGGTAATTACTTCCAAGTGTTGTCGCCAAAGAGACGGGAGAGGAAGGCATCAAGACTATCTTTCGCATCCATTCTTCCAATCTCATAGCTGAGTATCGATGTCATAATTAATAGGCAGAGCCAGAGAGCCTCACTCATGCCGGATGATAATTAAAGGTTTGGGTGGTGAGTTCACCAGCTTGAAGTAACTCAGCCTGCACCTTATCCTTGTCTAGTACGAACTGTTCGAGATCCGTCCACAAATCATTCGCCATTTCTAATCGCCCAATTCGACGGTCGCTCGATACGCTTCCATCGCGCGTTGATAGTTCAGTTGAGATGCGTCCAGCCGTGAGTGCCTTGATGACAGCTCCAAATTCTCCGCACAGGACTCTCTCCACAAGTTCTCCAACGTAGATGATGTGGGAAGCTTCGGAGCGGGCGCATCCTGCGAGGCGTTCTTCGATTGCCTGATCTGTCCTCGACTTCTTTGCTTTCTTGATCGCATCATCAATTCCCTTTTTTCGCGCCACTAGATTTCTCCTTCGGTACAGGATCGGGGCCGTACTTGCGTCCCGTGATGGGAGCTAAGATGGCTTCCTTACGAATCTCAAGGTTATCGCGCCCCTTCTGCATGAGGAGGGCTGTCTGAAGCTGATCATTCTGGGACTGCAACTGTTGAGCGGCATCCTGTTGAAGCTCTTGAGGAGACTTCAGGAGTTGCTGGGAAATACGAACGTCATACTCGTCGAGGTAGAGTTTACGAAGTGGTTCTTGGCGAATATAAGGGTCGTTGGTGAACATCTGGAGCATGGCAAGCATCTTCTGAGCGCGGAGGGCGGGATTAGCGTTGTCTAGCCGCCCATTCGGAATGATATTGAAGCGACCTTGAATCTCCCGGCGACTCACCTTGAGACTCTGCTCATTGGTAATCATCATTGTCTCCTCTTCATCGCCAAACTGGTTGTAGAGGGAGTCGATTTGGTAGTACAGGTCAACCATCTGATTCTGGAAGACTAGGAGATCCATGGACTGGAGCATCCCGCTATTAGACTCAATGGCGCTCACTTCCCGAGCTGTCTTACTACCCTGCGCCCCGTTACCCGGAGAGTTATTAGTCTGGGAGATAGCGGCGGTGGTATTACCAATGCGATCATTCGCCCATGACTTCAGATACTGCATGGAAGCGAAACGCCCAGCCTGCCCCATATTCGGATTCTGCGTAACTGTGTAATCTGCGGCACCATTCTCTGTCTCCACCACTTGACCGGGAACGTAGCGCAGGTTCCGCAGATTCTTCACACTATTCTTACGGGCTACGACGGTAGGGGTTGTAGCGATTGTCCCTGCATCGATGTCTTGGTTAAAGATGGTGGAGATACCAGTCTGGAAGTCATCATCAAGGGCAGGTATACCTCTGGAACTCATAATCTCTGCATCATTGATCTCGCGGCGTACAACGGCGTATGGGAAGAGGCCATGATCATAGGGAACCTCGATGAATCTCAGGATGTCAGAGGGCGATCCTTCGGGATATGTGATTAGCACCCTCTCATCAATCCCATCATCATTCACGTCATACCAAGTGGCGACCTCATGCAGTACCACCTCATCGCTATCCGACCGATAGCTACTATTCTTCCCATCCCGTATATTCTTGATGAGCTGGGAATCACTCTCGCCCGTACTCTTAGTCCAACCATTCAACTCATCCTTCTTAAACTCCCGATACTTCCCGCTCTCCATGTCGCGCAGAACCGAGTTCTTGTACTTATGGAAACGGTAGTCAATGAACATCGCATCCTGAATATCGCAGGTGTCAACTGGAAAGAAGATTTCATCGCGTGGGTTACAAGCCTTTACCTCCACACGGTTCTCGGATTTCTCCACGAACTCAAAGTCGAAACGGGTCTTACCCTTGCGGAATTCCCCAACCACTCTCTCGATCTCATCCACGTTCTCTTGGAGCGAGAGATCCGGCCGCATTTCCTCAGCGATAATCTGGGCTAATGTCCCATCATCCATCTCTGGCATATAGAGGGCTTCAACAATCTGCTGATCAAGGTCTTCGAGGTCTAGATACTTACAATACTTCCGTGTCTCAAACTTCCAGCCGATTCGGTAGACCTTGTAGCCCGCATGGAGCATATAATCCACGCCGAGCGCATATTCCTTGAAGAATTTGACCTGAGTTCTCATGCGCCAATCGAACAGTAATTCACGCTTCCTTGCTGGCACTACATCCTCGGGGCCAAACGGCTCAAAGGTCACAATAGGACTCACCCCGTAGGCGAGATTGATATAGGCGGGCTTGAGGCGGTTTATATCGGAATCAATCTGAGGAAGGATGAAATTCGCAGATCCCACCCACGGGAATGATTTCTTGGGACGAATGCCATAGCGTTTGCGGGTATAGGAGTCGATGCGCCCTTCCCAATCTCCCCTGTACCCTTTCTCCTCCTCAATATCGCGGTCAAGTTGCACCACGAAGTCGATGAGATCCTGCGTTACCGGGACTTCCTTCAAGTTCTCCAGGTTCTCTGGATTCAAATCATTAATAGCCATTCATCAGTCCTAAAGGTTATAGCCGGAATAATCATCCCCGGCTCCTACATACATTTCGTTTTCGGGCTGTTCGACGAGTACGCCGTACCCAGCTCTGTCACGGGTGTTAGATTCGTATTCTTGGTGGTCGAGGCGATTCACATAGTCGAGGGCGTACAGTCCCATGATGAATGCGTCAGCGCGGTCGGGTGAGCGGCCTATTGCCTTCTTGATATCGTCTTTCGCCTGCACGAGTAGCTTCCCCGTGGTTGTTGGCTCAAAGCGAACTACGCCCAACTGCTTGGCTAACTCGAAGTCATCAGAGGGTAGAGCGACTTGAGACTGTGCAAACTTCTCTGAAGCCTCCCACCACATTTGGGCGCGAAGGTTTTGGTAGCGAACTTGGGCGTTGATGTTGGTCGGCTTTGAAGATGAATTAATTGCGAGGATCGGTTCATCGAGTGAGTTCAGCCCGTCAATTACCCCTGACCCAATACCGATGGAATCCACCGCAATAATCTGTGCGCCTGTGCGTCTGCGATACGCTGAGATGAGCGCCGCTGTCTCGATAGGCCTTCTATGTTCGATGACCAGCTCATCAGCCTTGTAGAAGGTGTTGCCCGCAAGCTCCATCAGGAAGCAGACATTCTCGTCGCCCGTGATCGCAGGATCATTCACGACCACCCGCTTAATGACTCTGCCATCAACCTTCTTACGTTTAGCCTCCTCAATCCAGCTCCCGCGAATACAGGTATCATTACCGCTTAAATCATCCCAAGAACCATGGAGATACGCTTCCAGTAGGTGAGGTCTATGCTTAAACGCTTGTCGAAGGTTCTCAACATAGTCCTTGGGGAGAGAGGGATTATCCGTGGGGAGCGCCGCAACGTAGGCCGTGTCCACTTCGGGATTCAGTATGAAATAGTCCTTGAGCCAGCATTGGGCTGGGTTTGCGGTGAGACGAATCTGGTAGGGGGGGCAAGTTCCATCAGCGACTCTGTGACGCATAGTGCCTCGTAACATACTGAAGGAATCCTGATCGACCTCTTCGGCCTGATCTACCCCGATGTGTGCGTATTCGGCGGAGTTAAGCGATTGCACGACGAGCGGATCATCTAACCCTCCGTAGTCGATGACTGACTTCGTAATATCTATGTATATCTTCTTCTTCTGCTCGTTGATGCGATAGAGATTCGCTGGGATAGACTTTCGCCATGTCTCCAGAGTCGTATTCGTGAAGTCCACAGAGCGTCTGCGGCAGAAAAACAGCTTATTCCCCCGGTACTTCACCGCCATCAGGAATACCCAAACACACATGAACCATGATTTGCCGCCACCCTTTGCGCCGCCATATAGTAGGAATTTCGCGGGATTATTCAGCGCCTCCTGTTGCTTCTTCGAGAGCGCGAAGTTCAGCACAAGTGGGGCTTTTTTACTAATAGGCCCCTCTGGCATCGGATCTGTCTGCAAAGTAGGATTCTGGGAAACCACCCCCCCCTCCTGATTTATCTGAGTGGGCGCGGGGACAGGTTTAACCTTAGGGGTCTTGGCGACCTTGATGGGCTTCTTAGGCTTCGCTACGCCTGTATTATCGGACGATACCTTTCCCGCCTTCTTAGCCTCCAATTACTTCACGCCTCGGTCGCTGGGTTTATGATGATGATCACGCCTCAGTCTCACTCGACGCAATCAAAACAGCCTACAAGCTTCACGGTGTACTGGATGCAGAGGATAAGTCCTCTGGCATTGTCGCTGTTCAAATCAATATAGGCAACCTAAGTGCTGAGGCTACCTAGAGTTATGAGTATTCCCAGCCCCTCTCTCGCTCCCTCTGAGTTTTACATAAGATATATTGTAGGACGTGACCATGCATAAGTCTAATGATAGTAAGGACTTAGAGCAACACTCGCCTGTTGATAACGTGAAGGGTG